ACAGCAGGTGGGCAAATCAGGTAAAATCAAGGGCAACAAAACTCGCACATGCTATGCATCACGGAGAGTTTAATGGCTAGACAACTGACAGGTAAACAACAAGTGTTTCTTGATGTGCTGTTTGATGAGGCAGGTGGCAACATGGCTACTGCCAAAAAACTTGCAGGATATTCTGAAACAAGTTCTACCACAGAGATTGTCAAGGGTCTAAAAGAAGAAATCCTTGAGGCCACACAAATGTACATGGCGCGTAACGCACCCAAAGCCGCGATGGCAATGACCGGCGCATTGTATGACCCAACTGAACTTGGCATCCGTGATAAGATGGTCGCAGCCAAGGAACTTCTTGACCGTGTAGGTCTTGTGAAGACAGAGAAGATGCAAGTTGAGGCATCTGGTGGTGTTATGCTTATGCCGCCTAAAGCTGCAGTAGAAGATGAAGACTAAAGCACCAAAGGTTTTTAGGAGATTAGTAGGCGTCTTAATTAGAGATGGTGTATCAAAAAAACAAGCACATGCTATTGCGTACAAAAAATTGCAAGCGGAAGGATACCTAAAACCTGGAACACTAAAGCCTACAAAGAAAAATGCAAGCGATTATATAAAATATTTAAACGAAAGATATAATGAGCAGAACAGCAGGAAAATGGAAGCTACCGCAGCCCACTGATTTAAAAGATGAGGACGAGTGGGTTCCGGTCCCACGCATAGCAAGAACAATACCGTTTGGTTACGAGGCAGATGAGAGTGACCCCGACATACTCCTGCCAGTATCTACAGAGTTAGACTTACTTGAGACTGCACGAAAACATGTGAAACAATATTCATACAGGGAGGTGGCAAATTGGCTGTCTGCAAATTCTGGAAGATACATATCACATGTTGGGCTACGTAAAAGATTAGAACATGAGCGACAGCGTAAGAACCAAGCTGCAAGCCTCCGCAAGTGGGCAGACTATGCGGAAAAGGCAATTGCCAAAGCGAAAGAAATCGAAGAAACAAGGCTTGGCGCAAAGCGCAAAAAAGCAACAGCCTGAGATAAAAGAAGTTACACGTGAAACATCTAGCATTGAAGAACATGCTAATGTTTTGTTTAAACCAAACGAAGGTCCACAGACAGAGTTTCTAGCGGCGAGTGAGCGAGAGGTTTTGTACGGTGGTAGTGCCGGTGGGGGTAAGAGTTACGCCATGCTGGCTGACCCACTTCGTTATATGGGGCATCCCCAGTTTAGTGGATTGCTTCTTCGACATACAACGGAAGAACTGCGAGAACTTATATTCAAGTCGCAGGAGTTGTACCCAAAAATCTGGCCGGGTATCAAATGGTCAGAGCGGAAGATGCAGTGGACTGCGCCATCTGGTGCAAGGTTGTGGATGTCCTACCTAGACAGGGATGAGGATGTCTTGCGTTATCAGGGTCTAGCGTTTAGCTGGATAGGCTTTGACGAACTGACACAATGGGCCACACCATATGCATGGAACTACATGCGAAGTCGTCTACGGTCCACTGCACCAGACTTGCCTATCTTTATGAGGGCTACAACTAACCCCGGTGGTCGGGGTCATGGTTGGGTTAAGAAGATGTTCATTGACCCCGCCCCATATAATAGAGCGTTTGATGCAACCGATATTGAAACAGGAGAGGCACTTAAATATCCCGCCGGGCATAGCAAAGCAGGAAAACCGCTATTTAAAAGACGATTTATCCCAGCAAGACTTTCTGATAACCCATACCTTGCGGACGCAGGTGATTACGAAGCCATGCTTCTTTCGCTTCCTGAACAGCAACGTAGGCAGCTTCTTGAGGGTGATTGGGACATCAAAGAAGGCGCGGCGTTTACTGAGTTTAATAGGGATGTGCATGTTGTGGAGCCTTTCCGTATCCCTAGCAACTGGGTCAAGTTTCGTGCATGTGACTACGGTTACGGGAGTTATTCTGGCGTTCTTTGGTTTGCAGTTGCGCCTGACGAGCAACTCATCGTATATAGAGAACTATACGTCAGCAAAGTCCTCGCCACAGACTTGGCTGATATGATAATGGATTTGGAAGCGGAAGATGGAAATATTAAGTATGGTGTTTTGGACAGTAGTCTTTGGCACAAGCGTGGTGATACTGGTCCTTCTCTTGCGGAGCAAATGATTGGCAGGGGATGTCGTTGGCGTCCATCAGACAGAAGTCGAGGCAGTCGGGTGGCGGGTAAAAATGAACTTCACCGCCGTTTACAGACAGACGAATTTACAGAGGCACCTAGACTTGTATTTTTTAATAGTTGCACAAATGTTGTCAGTCAGTTGCCCTCTATTCCTCTGGACAAAAGAAATCCAGAAGATGTAGATACAAAGTCAGAGGACCACTTGTATGATGCTTTACGATACGGTATTATGTCCAGACCCAGGTTCTCTATTTTCGACTACGACCCGCACGGCAGACCATCGTCAGGTATGAAAGTAGCTGACTCTACGTTTGGATATTAATATGGAAATTATTTGGTCTTTGATATTGACGGTGTGCTTAGATAGTCAGACATGTGTTGAACAATCTGTTCAATGGTTTGATAAAAAACCACAGTGTATTGAAGCAAAGTCTATACATGAGGATATACCACAAGATGGTGGATGGAAGTCCGTCAATTATAAATGCATCGTAGTAGGAGCAAAGGAAGTATAATGGCTGAAGAAGAAATCCCTATGGAAACAGATGCTATCTCGCTTGAAGACAGTGATGATACAAATGTTACTGACGTTGAAATCTCATCTCTGATAGCCCATGTCCATGACTCGTACAAACGAGCAGAAGATTATCGTTATCAAGACGAAGAGAGATGGACACGTGCCTATAGGAACTATAGAGGCTTGTATGGTCCTGACGTGCAGTTTACAGAGGCTGAAAAGTCTCGTGTGTTTATTAAGGTAACAAAAACTAAAACACTGGCTGCATATGGTCAGATTGTTGATGTTTTGTTTGCTAACAATAGATTTCCGCTTTCTATTGAGCCAACAGAACTACCAGAGGGTGTGGTAGCAGATGTAAATTTTGACCCGCAAAAACCTTCGCAGCCACAAGACCTAATGGAAAGTCCATATGGTTTTGAAGGTGATGGACGAGATATTCCACGGGGTGCCACACAAAAGACACTCATGGATATGTTGGGTCCACTAGATGAAAAACTATCTGACCTAGAAAACTTGGAAGAGGGTCCGGGTAAAACTCCGACAGCGATAACTTTTAGTCCTGCAATGATTGCTGCAAAGTCAATGCAGAAAAAAATTCACGACCAGCTAGAGGAATCAGGTGCGAACAAACATCTCCGTAGCACAGCGTTTGAAATGTCTTTGTTTGGCACAGGGGTAATTAAAGGACCATTTGCTATTGACAAAGAGTATCCTAACTGGAATGATGAGGGAGACTACGACCCACTCTTCAAAACAATTCCACAAGTGTCGCATGTATCTGTTTGGAACTTTTATCCCGACCCAGACGCAAACAACATGGATGAAGCGCAGTTTGTTATTGAGCGTCATAAGATGTCGCGCACACAGCTTCGTTCACTGAAACGTCGCCCATATTTTAGGGGCCAAGTTATTGATGGCGTTATTAGCATGGGCGAAAACTATACCAAGAAGTATTGGGAAGATGACCTTGCGGACTATGCACCAGAGCATGGCATTGATAGATTTGAAGTTCTGGAGTATTGGGGTACTATCGACACAAGTATGTTGGAAGACAACGACGTTGATATCCCAGAAGAACTAAAAGAGTTTGACGAACTGCAAGCAAACATCTGGGTCTGCAATGACCGACTGCTGCGCGTTGTTCTCAATCCTTTCAAGCCAGCAAAAATACCATATCATGCCTCGCCGTATGAACTCAATCCGTATAGCTTTTTTGGTGTAGGCATTGCAGAGAACATGGACGACACGCAGACGCTGATGAATGGTTTCATGCGTATGGCTGTAGACAACGCTGTACTGTCAGGCAATCTGATTGTAGAAGTGGACGAGACTAATCTCGTGCCGGGACAAGACCTGTCGTTATATCCGGGTAAGGTCTTCCGTCGTCAGGGTGGCGCACCGGGCCAAGCTATTTTTGGCACAAAGTTTCCAAATGTGTCATCTGAAAATATGATGTTGTTTGATAAGGCGCGGGTGCTGGCAGACGAAAGCACGGGCTTCCCGTCGTATGCACATGGACAAACAGGTGTGCAGGGCGTGGGGCGAACAGCCAGTGGTATTTCTATGCTAATGAATGCCGCCGCTGGTGGTACAAAGAGTGTCATCAAAAACGTGGATGACTATCTTCTACGTCCGCTTGGCGAAGGTTTCTTCCGCTTCAACATGCAGTTTGACTTTGACCCTGATATAAAAGGCGACCTTGAGGTAAAAGCACGAGGCACAGAAAGTCTCATGGCTAATGAGGTTCGTAGTCAGAGACTTATGCAATTCCTTGGTGTGGCAAGTAACCCTGCTTTGGCACCATTTGCTAAGTTTCAATATATTATTCGTGAGATTGCAAAATCACTTGACCTTGACCCCGACAAGGTTACTAACAATATGGATGAGGCTGCTCTTCAAGCTGAACTTCTCAAGGGATTTCAAGCCCCAGCAGAAACTCAGCAACAACCGGCTGGTACTGACCCGACAGACCCAACTGGTGCAGGGGGTGGCACAATTGGTGTAGGACAAGCACCTGTGCCGGGTGAGCAAGGATTTAGTGCAAATGGACAAGGAACTACTCAGCAAGTTGAAGCCGCTGGTGAACAGCAAGCAGTGGCCCCACTTCAGTAATTATATAGAGAGTTTAATTACTATTCAACAAAAGTCATTGGAACAAGCAGACAATGAAATCTTATTGTATCGTTCACAGGGAGCAATAGCCGTGTTGAAAAAGATGCAGCAACTAAAGAAAGATGTGGTGACATAAAATGTCAATATTTAAAAAACACTCTCGTAAAGATGTTGTTCGCGCAATTGAGGCGCATGAGGTAGGTCCGTACAAGGATACTAAAGAGGGCTGGCCTTATATCTTTACGGGTGTATCTAGGAGGAAAGACCCATCATCTGCTTTTGGTCCTAGACAAATAACTTACTCTACTGTCAAAAACGCTGTTGCAAATTACAAAGATAGGGGGAATAAACTTTCTCCTGAATTACAAGCATACGCTGACAAACTTATTGCACAAGGAATGAACAAAGTAAACTTAGACAAAGGAGCAGCAAAGTTTTACAGTGATGCGGGTATAGGTGTTGAGCGAGAAGCAACAGCAGAAGATAGAGCATCCTTTGGTTCTTTTGGCACTGGTTTTATTCCTAGAGAGGACCACGAAAAATACTATGACGAAATTGCCGATATTGTGTTTGATGAAAAACTTAAAGAAGCTGAAGCACTTGGTGTAACAGATGTTAATGGTTTTTTGCGTGTTTATCATGGCAGCAAAAACCCTGAGAACAATTTAGATTATCAAGATAAAGTCAATAGATATTTAGAAGACCCAAGTTTAATAGACCGCAAGCCCGGTCTTTTTGGTATGGGCATGGTTATACCAGGAACAAGGATTGGCTTCAACGAAGGTGGAGATGTTTCAATGCAGAAACAAATGGAACTATTTGATGAGGGTGGCCTCATGGATGAAGGAGGGACAACGGACCCAGTATCAGGCAATGATGTCCCAGTAGGCTCCCTACAAAAAGAAGTGCGTGATGATGTACCTGCCCAACTAAGTGAGGGCGAGTTTGTTATGCCAGCCGACGTTGTTCGCTATCATGGTCTGGACAAAATGATGGCACTACGGGATGAGGCAAAGGCTGGCCTTGCACGTATGGAAGCGATGGGACAGATGGGTAACGCAGACGAAGCTACAATTCCTGATGGCATTCCGTTCAACATGGATGATTTGATTATGGATGACGAGCCTGTTGAGATGCAGGTTGGTGGTTTTATTCAACCAACAGGATTTGCTCAAATTCAACAAACCGCGCCAATACAACAACGCTTTTCAAGTCCATATGCTATTTTGCCGCCACCTCAACAAACACAAACACCACTTACTGCAGAGCAACTTGTGCCTCGCATTGAAACAGAATTTAGAACGTATGTTAATGCACAAGGTCAGACGTTACAAATACCGTTTATTAATGGTCAGCCTGTTTATCCAATCCCACCGGGTTACACATTACAATTAATATCTGGACCACAAGAACCAGTACAACAACCTGCAGAGGCTCCGGCACAACCCGTGCAACAAGATGACCCATCAGATGAGCCAAGCACTGCACCAGCAGCAACTGCAGTATTTGGTGGCACAGTTTCAGATGGTCGTATATTTGGTGGCACTACTTATGAAGTGTCTTATGACTCCAGCGGAACTTCTATGCCAGGACTACTTGGAGCCTTGACAGGACGAATGGACCGTGTTACACTTACACGTGATGGTAAACAAGCAACCATGTCACGGGATTTGTATAATCGACTAAAAGAAGATAGAACAGGCTCTGAAACCACACAAATTATTAATCAGCTATTTAATTACACTGATGCAGCTAATCAACAGATTAATCAGTCGGCGGGATTAGAACGCGGCTTTTTAGGTTTTGGTGGTAATAGGAAAGAACTAGAGAACGATGCTGCCCGTGAAATATATGAAGACTTAGGTTTAGAATACACAAATCAACCCTTGTCTGAAGCACTCATGGTACAAGCAGAGACGTTGAGGGAGCAAGCTGCAACAGAACAACCCACAGTAGCACCAACTCCAGCAGACATTGACTATGAGGGTGTAGTCGCAGGTGAAGCTGCACGTATGGCAACGCCTAAAACTGCTGATGGTATTGGCATTGGAGAACAACCCTCTGCAGTTGTTAAAAGGGTTCCCTATGACCAGTTGCCGTCTGTTATAGCAGCACGTGCAAAACAAATGCAGCCTGTTGATTCGCCTACTGTTCCATTTTCTACGGCTACAACAGTTAACTTAAATCCTTTTATTGGCTATGATAAAGAGTTTGTCTTACTTAATCCGGAAAAACCGACAGAACCAGATAGTTATGCATTGATTAATGATGAATATTTAAATACGCGAGGCAGTCAAGCACAAATAAATAATTCGGTTGGTCGCGCACCAAATTTAGCAGAACTTAGACAAATAACTGCGGGCAGAGTTGAAATAACAACTGGTGAGGATGACGCTGGGCGAATATCTTTGCCTACACCTAAACCAAGTCCTATCATCGGACGTGATGAGGACAGGAGACAACAACGACAGACATCCCTTCCTGATATCCGCACTTCTTTTGAAGTTGAAGCGGATGCACAAAGAGAGTTTAGTCCTTCTCTTACTCCGGCTGAGATTGATGCTATGGCAGACCGCGACTTTAGCGATGCACGTCAGGCAGAAATTGACAGAGAACGTGCAGAGGCAATCATTGCAGAGGAAAGTCGCCGTCAGCAAAGTCAAACAGATACAGATGAAGCTGACAGAGTTTCTGCAAGAGAAGGTCGTAGTAACATTGTAACAGATAGTTCAGGTCGCCCTGTTACCAGTCGTAGCACAGGTCGTGCGGTGACAACAGCTAAAGGTCAGCAACTTCGTGAGAGTGGTTCTTCGGGTGACGCTGCTATTGAGCGTCAAGCTGGTGCTATGCGTAGGGAAGCAGACCGTAGGGAAGAAGAGCAACGCGCCGAAAGAAATCGTCAAGAGATGGCGAAGCAGTCTGGTAGCACTCAGGCTAGTAGCCCCGGCGATAAATCTCGTGCCGGTGAAGACGGAGGTGGTGGCGACCCAGAGCCGTCAGGCGGCACATATTGCTGCACTGCATCGTGGAAGCGCAATCAGATGACCATTACAGAAATTAAAGCACTTCGTAAGTGGCATCGTCAACAGTCTAGCATGTGGCAAGAGGGCTATGATATCTGGGGCAAGTGGGTTGCAGATAATCTTGTTGCCAAGTCAGATTGGTCAGCATCTGTTGTTAAAGATGTATATGAGGCATTTATTAACAAAAGGTATACTGCAAAGGGCTTGATTGGTCTGTCAGTAATTATTCCTGGCGTATATGCCACAGCAATTTATCGGAGAATTAGGAACAATGGACGAGTTACTTGCACTAATTAGAGAGCGTTATATGTCGCTGTCTGAAGAAGAGAAAGACGATATTCGTCGTCTTATGGGTACACAAGAAGGCCGCGTACTTGCAAAGTTACTTGGCCCTGACCTAATGCAACAAATTCGCTTGAAGGCACCGCAAGGTTCCTCTCGCAAACGTGGACTAGCAGCACGTTAAACAGCTAGATTAACTGGCCTACCCATCCCCCTGCATGGCTACGATGGCCCCAGATAGGAGA